AAAAAAAATGGCAATAACTAAAGAAACAGAAATAGCAAAAATAGAAGTTGTAGGAATATATACAGCCGTGCAAGTTGCTACTGATACTGTTATCAAAGAGGATAGCGTAGAGATTAGTAGAAGCAGGCACAGACATGTGTTATATCCTGGAACTCTAGATGCTAGTGATAATTTGGTTGTAACTGACATTTCAAGTGAAGACGCAAAAGTTCAATCAGTAGCAAATGCTGTATGGACTGATGCAGTTAAAACAACTTGGAAAAATAAGTTAATAGCAGATAAGAGTTAATAGATGTCATTAGGCCACGGCACTATATCTGAGTTTGCAATAGGCTCTGTAAGAGGAGGAGGCGTACAAAACGTAGGATCTCCTTTTATTAGTGGAGTGTCTTTTGGCGCTAGTGTTACTGATTTAGAGTCTGTAACAGGGGCTGCAACGTTTGCAGTCACTACTGCAGGAGCACCAAGCTTTACACTAGGCACTGAAACCGTGACAGCAAGTGCTAATATTAGTCCTACTACAGCAGGACAAATTACTGTAGGATTAGGCGATGAAACTGCCTTTGGTGAGGCGTTTCAAAATATTATTAATTTTAGTGTGGGTACACCTAACTTCTTTATTTGGAATGAAGTTGATGATTCACAAACAGTTACCTGGATTGATGTGGAGCCAGGTTCAACAGATTAGGAGTAAAACATGGCATCAACATACTCAAGTTCCCTTAATTTAGAGTTACAAGCTACAGGTGAAAACTCTGGAACCTGGGGTAATATTACAAACAATAATCTACAAAAAGTAGAATCTGGTATTAAAGGATATGTCTCTGTAGCAGTAGCAAGTACGACGGATGCTTTAACAGCTACAGACGGCACTACCGCAGACGAACAAAGTAACGCAATCATAAAATTAACAGGAACATTGACAGGTAATACTACCATGCAATGTGAAGCCGTAGAGACTTGGTACATTGTTGATAATGCAACAAGTATGAGTACACACACTCTCGGTTTTAAACCTGCAGGTGGTACAGCAACTAATCTTGTAGCAGGATCTAAGCACATACTTTACTCTGACGGTTCTACAATGTTCGATGTCTTGAACGATGCAGGAAATATCAAGGCCAACGGAACACTGACAGTATCAGGTAACACTTCACTAGATGGTGGTACTTTTGTTTTCAATGAATCTAGTGCTGACCTCGACTTTCGTATTGAAGGTAATGGTGATGCAAACTTATTCTTTACAGATGCAGGTAATGATCGTGTTGGTATCAAAACAGCATCTCCTTCTACAGAATTACATGTTGTAGGTGGTATCAAAGCAACAGGTGGTATTGATTTTGATGGGGGTGGATTTGTATTTAACGAATCTAGTGCCTCTGTTGATTTTAGAGCAGAAACAAATACTTTAACACATGCTTTCTTTATTGACGGATCAGCAGATAAAATTGGTTTTGGTACAAGCACACCGGCTAACGCTAGTGTAGAAATCAACCAAGCTAATTCTTCTGGTGCTATCGCTTGTTTGTCTTTAGATCAAGATGATCAAGATCAAGAATTTTTATACTTTGAGGGAACCTCAGCTAGTGATAGTAGTGCCAGTTTATCCTCTTCAACTGCTGAAGCTAGTAGTAAAGCAGGAGCAATAAGAGTCAATATAAATGGAACAGATCGCTGGATCAGATTTTATGAAACAGCAATATAGGAGCTACAATGCCTTTAACAAAACTGCAAATAGCACCTGGTATAGATAAACAAAATACCGAGTATGGTGCAGAAGGACGTTGGGTAGATTGTGATAATGTTCGTTTTAGATATGGACTACCTGAAAAAATTGGAGGTTGGGAAAAAGTAACTAGTGATGCACTCGTTGGTGCAACAAGAGCTATCCTAACTTACTCTGGTCTTGATGGTGTCAAATATGCTATCTATGGCACCAATAAAAAACTTTACGCTTATTCAGAAAATAACTATGCCGACATAACTCCTATTCGTGCTACAGGCACGGGTAACATTACACAATTTGCAACAACAAACGGTAGCACTACAGTTACAGTTACTGACTCTAGTCATGGTGCTTTAATTGGTGACTTTGTAACTATTGCAAGTGTGAGTGGTGCAGTGGGTGGTATTAGTGCAGCTAATCTACAAGGGGAGTTTGAAATACTTACTGTCCCTAATGCTAATACATTTACTATCGAAGCAAAAGCTGCGGCTAGCTCTGATGCTACAGGGGCCACGGCCAACGGAACATATCAAATTAATACAGGATCTGCTGTATCTTTATTTGGTTATGGCTGGGGTGCTGGTACATGGGGAGCATCTACCTGGAACTCTACAAGATCTGGCCTTACTGGTGGACAAGGTGTGCTATTGGAATCTTCTAAATGGGCTTTGGACAACTGGGGTGAAGATGCTCTAGCTTTACAATTTAATGGTGGATTGTTTTATTGGGATACTTCTGCAGGATTATCTTCTAATAGAGCAGCAGTAACAAATGTTTCTAACGCACCTACAAAAACTAGATTTATGTTAGTTTCAGGTGATGATAGACACGTCATTTGTTTTGGTACAGAAACAACTATAGGAACCTCATCTACTCAAGATAACATGTTTATAAGATGGTCTGGTCAAGAAGCTGAGAATGTTTGGACACCTACAGCAACTAATACAGCAGGATCAAAAAGATTAGTAGATGGTAATTTTATACAAACTGCGGTTAGATCTAGAGGTGCTGTGTTAATATGGACAGACACTGCTTTGTATCAAATGCAGTTTATTGGTCCACCTTTTACATTTGGATTTAATCAGTTAGGTTCTGCTTGTGGGTGTATTGGTTTACATGCTGCAGTAGATGTAGGTGGTATATCTTTTTGGATGGGCACTGACTCATTCTTCTTATTTGATGGTGCCGTGCAAAAGATACCTTGCACAGTGCAGGATTACGTTTTTGATGANTTAAATCAAAANGCAAAACAAGANATATTTTGTGCAGCTAACACTGATTATAATGAAGTAATGTGGTTTTANCCTTCTCTTAATTCTACTCAAATTGACAGAGTGGTAGTATTTAATTATGCAGAAAATCTTTGGTATGTAGGAACATTAGCTAGAAGTTCTTGGGCTGATAGAGGTACATACGATAATCCTTATGCGGCTGAGTTTGAGGCTTCTGATACAACTGCAACTATCTCTACAATTACAGGACTAAAAGCAGGTAGAACTTTTATCTATGCTCATGAAGTAGGATCTAATGATGATGGAGCTGCTATGTCAGCACATATAGAATCAGGTGACGTAGACATTGCAGACGGTGATCAATTTATGTCTATTGGTAGAATTATACCAGACTTTAAAGGACAGTCAGGCACAGTAGATTTAACGATTAAAACTAGACCTTATCCTACAGCAACACAAACTACACATGGATCTTTTAATATTACAACATCAACAACTAAGAAAGATACAAGAATTAGAGGAAGACAAGTTGCAGTTAGAGTGGCAAGTGATGCAGTAGATGATAACTGGAGATATGGTACACTTAGATTAGATATTAAACCTGATGGTATGAGAGGCAAGTAATGTCAAAAATACAAATACCTAGATTACCTCAAGCATCAAAAGAATACAGTCAACAACAACAAAATACTTTAATACAAACATTAGAACAGTTAATATTTTTGTTGAACAACACCTATACACCAGAAACATTACGTGATGACGAAGAAAGAGTAACTTGGTTTTTATCTTAAATGGCTAATACATATACAAATTATAAAGCAGTTTTAGCAAACACAAATTTGACAACACTGTATACAGTACCAGCAGAAACAACTGCTATCATAAAATCAATACATGTGGCAAACGTAGATGCTTCTAATGATTGTGAAATATCTTTGTTTTTAGTGGATACTGATAGCACTAGTTTTACTTTACAAAAGAGTAGAGATATAGAAAAAGGCACTACACAGGAGCTATTAGCTGCTGGTAATAGTAGTCAGTTTTCCTCAGATTCTCATACTTCTTCTGCTACACCATTAGTAGCAAAGGAGTCAGAAATAGTTAAAATACAAGCTGAAAACGCTAACGATTTGCATGTTGTACTTAGCGTTTTAGAGATAACATAAATATTGCAAGGAGCATAAAAAATGGGTATAAATGAAGATACTATCGTGGTTGCTGGGAAAACAATCCCTAAGATAGATGTGGAAACACAGACAACTATCAAACACGCCAAAACAGGAAAAGTCTACGCTTCAGAAGATGAAGCAGTCAAAGATGTTCAAGATCCTGCCACCGACACAACTGAAGAAGACATACAAAAAGATGTCGCAATTAAAGTAAACAAAATACCGGATATATTCGGGGGAACAAGTTAAAACATGAATTATAGCATGCAACAATCAGAACCTAGAGGGTTGGAGTCATTTCAACACGAGGTTTCTAAAATTGCAGATTTAGGTAGATACGAGGACGCATATATCGCACACGTTGCCGAAGGTGAAACTGTTGTGCCTATGGAAGTTCTTGATTCTAATCCTAGACTAAAAGCAATGTTGTTCAATCAAATGCTAGACATGGGTATTAACCCTGAAAGATATATTGTTGGTAATAATTTTAACTCAATCAATCCTGTTACAGGACAACCTGAGTTTTTCTTAAAAAAGATTTTTAAAGGTGCTAAGAAAGCACTAAAAAGTATTGCACCCTACGCTGGTACTATTGCTGGTATCTTTGGTGCAGGTCCTGTGTACTCTGCACTGATAGGTGCAGGCGTTCCTTTACTAACTGGTGGAGATGCTGGTGAAGTAATATCTGGGGGTATTGGAGGTTATGGAGCTGGTAAAGCTTTTGGTACTGCGGGTTATGCAAAAGGTTTGCCAGGTGCAGATTTATTTGGTGAAAATCCTTATGCTTTTACTTCTAAAGAGGGTATATTTAATCAGTTAGGACAAAATTTAGGTTTTGGAGCTGCAAGCACAGAAATAAACCCAGCTCAAGCACAATTATTAGGAGATCCTACTTTAGCGGGAGAGCAATTAAGTTCTTTGGGATCAGAGCAAATGCAACTTTTAACAAAATCTGGAGGAGCTGATATAGTAGGAGGTAAATTAGTAAATCCTGCTGCAAAAGCTGGATTTGATTCATATGCAAATACAGCAGCATTACTTGGACCACCGCTCATAGAAGCAGCAACACCAGAGGAAGAGCCTAGTATCATGGACGATGAGAGTTTTACAAGTCTATATCCAAGAAATCCATACTACGGTCAGTTTGGTAATCGTTATCCAGAAAACTATCAAATGTCTTTTGCAGCTGATGGTGGTATAATGGACTTAGAGTATATGGATAAATATGCTATGGGTGGAGAGTTTCCAAGAAAGCAAGGTCAAATCTCAGGACCTGGTGGACCTAAAGATGATTTAGTTCCTGCAATGCTGAGTGATGGAGAGTTTGTAATGACTGCAAAAGCAGTAGATAATGCTGGCGGACCACGGGCCATGTACAATTTAATGAACAGATTAGACCCTGATTCATCAACAGGAATGGGAGTAGCATAATGGCTGAAGAGATAGTAACGTATAATAGACTGGCACCTTACATTGAGGAAAGAGGTAAACAGCTATTAACATCAACATTTGGAGATCCCAACGCTGTTAAACAGACGGGTGAGTCGGAAGCAGATTTTCAAGCAAGAAAATTAGGTAGAGCTGGAATACCTCAACCTATAGCAGGTTTTCAAGTAGCAGGATTAGACCCCGCTCAACAACAAGCCATGGGTATGGCACAACAAGGTATTGGTCAATATCAACCTTTCTTAGATCAAGCGGGACAAAGTATAGGTGAAGGTATACAAGCTACAAGAGG